ATTCAATATCAATGCAAACTATTGTGTATCAGTGCGATACAGCTATGCCTGCTCAAAAATTACCGAACTGTTGTTTTTGGGTAGCGATGTCAATTAATTTGAATATAACGGAAAAAAACGTAAAGCCTGTAACATCTGCCCGTGAAAGGGCGTTATTGGGTTTACAGGATGCAAAGTTACGATTTTCCAGCCGTTTTATTGACTGGAGAATGAAAAAAATATATGTCGGTTTGGCGTTTGTCGCTGAAATTTCGTAACTTTGCACAACGCTCCGGGGGACTCTGAGAACCCCGCCGTGTGCTTGTTCCGAATAAATCCGATACAACCGCATACAACAACAATCAATCAAATATTTGACCAGAACGGTTAATAACTTTAATCTAAACAAGTCAACCAACCCATGGCAAAAAAAATCTACACTTTCGGCGACGGAAAGGCTGAAGGAGATGCATCGATGCGCAACCTCCTCGGCGGCAAAGGTGCCAACCTCGCTGAAATGAATCTCCTGGGGATGCCCGTGCCTCCCGGTTTCACAATCACGACCGAAGTCTGCACAGAGTACACCCAGTATGGCCGCGAACATGTGGTTAAAGATATCAAGGCCGAAGTCGAGAAGGCCATTGCCCACGTGGAGTCTCTCACCGGAACGAAATTCAACGACCCCGCCAACCCGCTGCTCGTGTCGGTGCGCTCAGGTGCGCGTGCCTCCATGCCTGGTATGATGGACACCGTCCTGAACCTCGGTATGAATGACGCTACCGTTCAGGCCCTTGCCGAAAAGAGCGGCAACCCCCGCTTTGCCTGGGACAGCTACCGCCGTTTCGTGCAGATGTATGGCGACGTGGTTCTCGGCATGAAGCCCAAGACCAAGACCGAAACCGACCCCTTCGAGGCAATCATCGACAAGGTGAAGGAGGAAAAGGGTGTGAAATTCGACACCGACCTCACTGTTGAGGATCTTCAGGAGCTCGTGAAGCGCTTCAAGGCCGCTGTCAAGGAATATACCGGCAAGGATTTCCCCGATTCAGCATGGGATCAGCTCTGGGGTGGCATCTGCGCCGTGTTTGACTCCTGGATGAACGAGCGCGCCATCCTCTACCGCCGTATGAACCAGATTCCCGAGGAATGGGGAACCGCTGTCAACGTGCAGGCTATGGTTTACGGCAACATGGGCAACAACTCCGCGACCGGTGTGGCTTTCTCACGCGATGCCGCTACCGGAGAGAACATCTTCAACGGCGAGTACCTCATCAACGCCCAGGGCGAGGATGTGGTGGCCGGTATCCGCACTCCCCAGCAGATCACAGTGGAAGGCTCACGGCGCTGGGCTGCCCTCCAGGGCATCTCGGAGGCTGACCGCGCCGCCAAATACCCCTCCCTCGAGGAGTCAATGCCTGTCTGCGCCGCAGAGCTTATCGCAATCGCCAACAAGCTTGAGGCCTACTTCAAGGATATGCAGGATATGGAGTTCACAATCCAGGACGGCAAGCTCTGGATGCTCCAGACCCGTAACGGAAAGCGCACCGGCGCTGCCATGGTAAGAATCGCCATGGAGCTGCTTCGCGCAGGCGAAATCGATGAGAAGACAGCCCTCCTCCGTATGGAGCCCCAGAAACTCGACGAGCTTCTCCACCCTGTATTCGACAAAGACGCCCTCAAGCGTGCGCTTGTCGTTGCCAAGGGTCTTCCCGCTTCTCCCGGTGCCGCAACCGGCCAGATTGTCTTCTTCGCCGATGACGCTGAGGCTTGGGCCGAGAAGAAAAAGAAAGTCGTACTCGTCCGTATCGAGACCTCACCCGAAGACCTCCGTGGTATGGCTGTCGCCCAGGGTATCCTTACCATGCGCGGCGGTATGACCAGCCACGCTGCTGTGGTTGCCCGCGGTATGGGTAAGTGCTGCGTTTCCGGTGCCGGTGAAATCAAAGTCGACTACGAGGCCCGCACCGTTGAAATGGGCGGCAAGATCTACAAGGAAGGCGACTGGATTTCTCTCAACGGTTCGACCGGAGATGTCTACGACGGCCAGGTGCCCACCGTTGAGCCCGAGCTCGACGGCGACTTCGGTGCTATCATGAACCTCGCAGCCAAATACACCAAGACTCTCGTCCGTACCAACGCCGACACCCCCCGCGACGCCAAGCAGGCCCGTCATTTCGGTGCCCAGGGTATCGGACTCTGCCGCACAGAGCATATGTTCTTTGAAGGCGACCGCATCAAGGCTGTCCGTGAGATGATTCTCGCATCCGACGTGGAAGGCCGCAAGGCTGCCCTCGCCAAGCTCCTTCCCATGCAGCGCGGCGACTTTGAAGGCATCTTCACCGCTATGGACGGCTATGGCGTCACCATCCGTCTGCTCGATCCCCCTCTGCACGAATTCGTGCCTCATCAGACCGCTACCCAGAAAGAGCTGGCCGATGAGATGGGCATCACCCTCGCCGAAGTTAAGGCAAAGGTTGACGCTCTCGAGGAATTCAACCCCATGCTGGGTCACCGTGGTTGTCGTCTCGGCATCACATATCCCGAAATCACCGAGATGCAGACCCGCGCCATCATCGAGGCCGCCCTCGCTGTCAAAGCCCGCGGCATCGATGTGAAGCCCGAGATTATGATTCCTCTGGTAGGTTCGCTCAAGGAAATCCAGAATCAGGCCGATATCATCCATATCACCGCCGCCAAGGTATTCGAGGAGCAGGGACGTTCGCTGCCCTACCTCGTCGGCACGATGATTGAGGTGCCTCGTGCAGCCCTTGTCGCCGACCAGATTGCCACCGTGGCCGAGTTCTTCTCCTTCGGTACGAACGACCTTACCCAGATGACCTTCGGTTTCTCCCGCGACGACGCTCCCAAGTTCCTCAAGTTCTACAAGGAACACGGCATCATCAAGACCGACCCCTTCGAAGTCCTCGACCAGGAAGGTGTTGGCCAGCTCGTGGAAATGGGTGTCAAGAAAGGCCGCGCAGCCCGTCCCGAACTCAAAGTCGGCATCTGTGGCGAACACGGTGGTGAGCCCAGCTCCGTGAAGTTCTGCGCCAAGCTCGGAATGAACTACGTCAGTTGCTCCCCCTTCCGTGTGCCCATCGCCCGCGTAGCTGCGGCGCAGGCTGCCATCGAAGAGTAAGCGTAACTTAACGTAATCCGATACTTAGGCGGTAACGCTCCGATAAAAAGGAGCTTACCGCCTAAGTTGCGCTTGGGAGATTCGTACATTCTGCACGATAATCATGCAGAATGTGTCGGCAAAACTTACAAAATCGGCTATATCATTCGAGCAAGGCACTTACAAGAATTTACAAACATAATTACAAACGTAAATGGCAACATTCAAAGCAGTTGTAAGAACTCCGCGCAAGGACGGGTTCTATCAGGTCTATATTCGGGTGACACAGAACACCAAGCCGGGATATATCAAGACCGACAAGATTGTCACCAAGCAGATGGTGGACAAGCACGGCAATATCAATGACCCTTTCGTGAACGAGTATTGTGCGAGAATGATATTGCTCTATACTGACAAACTCAACCGCAAGGATTGCGCAAAGTGGACAGTACGTCAGATTATCGAGTATGTGACACAAGGTGACGCTGACATCTGCTTCAGCGACTACGCACGCCACCATATCGACCGCATGGTGGACCGGTACCAGTTGCGCACGGCGCAGAACTATCGGCAGGCTCTCGGACACATGGAGCGGTTCTATGGCACGAACAAAATCATGTTCGCGCAGCTTACCTCAACGCAGATAACGAGGTGGATTCAGTCGCTGGAGCATACGCACAGGGCAAAGGAGATGTACCCGGTGTGTATGAGGCAGGTGTTCAAGGCTGCGGTTGAGGAGTATAACGACTATGACAACGGCAACCTGCGCATAAAGGTCAATCCGTGGGGCAAGGTAAAGATTCCACAGAGTGACCGCACGGTCAAGAAAGCTATTAGCCCGGAGGATTGCAGGCTGTTCTTTACCGCACCTCTCCCAGATACACGCATGGTCGATCCGTTGCCCGAACTGGGGCGCGATGTGGCGAAGATGGTGCTGTGTCTCGCAGGCATGAACACGGTCGACATCTACGAGCTGCGCAAGGAGGATTACCGAAACGGCTGTATCTGCTACAAGAGAGCCAAGACGAAGAAGTTCCGCGCCGATGACGCTTACTTTGAGATTCGTGTCGAGCCTATCATTCAGCCTTTAGTTGAGAAATATCTGGCCGAGGCTGACGACCCCTACTTGCTGAACTTTCACAAGCGGTTCACGTCCTCGGACTCGTTCAACGCGAATGTGAACAATGGCATAAAGCAGCTCTGCAAGAGCATGGGGATACCGAAGGAGCGTTGGTACAGCGCATACACGTTCCGTCACACTTGGGGTACTGTGGCGCAGAACGACTGTGGCGCGAGCATTGCGGAGGTGGCGTTTGGTATGAATCATTCGCATGGGCATACGATAACGCGAGGCTACATCAAGATTGATTTCACTCCGGCCTGGGAGTTGAATGCCAAAGTGATTGACTTTATCTTTTTCTCCACGGCAAAGAGCAAGCAGGGAATGGCGCGAGGGGTCGATGAGCCTGCCGACAAGTTGTTCAGGCTTTCTCCCAAGCGGATGGTCTATGCCCGTGCCTACTTTCGCGGAGAGGTTCTTTCCGAGGTCAGCGACATCGGCTTCGGGACCGTTGATGAGGTCATCGCCCGGCTTGCCGGGCAGTTGCCCGACACAATCCCGACCGGGTGTGCCGTGCAGTTTCGCATAAAGGACGTGGACGCTGACCGCGAGGCGGTGTATGAGCGCACGAAAGGGAAAGGGTTTTAGCATTCGGTCAAATCAAATGCGACATATTTTCCTCCCAGTTTTGCAAGGGCGTTTATCTCTTCAGTGCCGAGGGTGCATTCCTTGACCTTGATTGTGAGAATGCCATTTTCGAGGACAGCAGATTTTTCAACGAGGGCGTGCAACTCCGAGTATCTAAGTTCGGAAGTGATGATGATGTTGGTTACGCCAACAAGAGCCTTGATTGAGTTGTAGTTTCTATTCATCGCTATATGATTTTGAAATTTCACCTGCAAAGATAGCACGCACCCCGGCCCCCTTGCCTTTTAACTTTTGTTTTTCGCCCGACTTTGTTTCACAGCAGAGCCGGGCTTTCTCTTTTTCTTTTTGCGCGGAACTTTTTTCTTTTTCTCTTTATTGCTCCGCAGGATTACGGCGCGTCAGCCAAAAGAAAAAATCTTCAAAAAAATTTTTTAATGTCGGCGTTGTCGGAGCGAAGCGAACTACATCCGTCTCCTACTCCATATAAAAACTTTGATTTAAGTTTTTATTCTACATCCATAGGATATATTCGACTTAATATATCCTTCTACATCCATATAGGAATATCCATCGCGCGCACGCGTGAAGGTTAGCGTTTGGTTACACTTTGGTTTGCTTTTGGTTTTTGTTTGGTTTTATTTTGGTTTCTGTTTGGTTCTTGTTTGGTTTTATTTTGGTTTCTGTTTGGTTCTTGTTTGGTTCGGTTTCGGTTGTCGAAATGGCGGTGCAGGAAAAAGAGAAAGCGACCAATCCTCTCGAACTGGTCGCCTAAAAAAACTACAAAAATTGAGAAATGAAAAACTATGTTGTGTCTAAAAGTAGATAAAATAGACCGCAGGGGCGCGTCAGTCTTCGTCCTCGTCTGTTTCTCCGCAGAGTTCGCGTAACCGGTCCTCTATGGTGGTGACTGAACCGCGAACGTCCATATCAACCTCAACGGCTTTCATCTTCGGTGTGTGGAACTCAAGCAGGCGCAGCTCTGCGTTGACGCGCTCGTTGGGATTGAGCGCAATCATGTCGGCCTCGAAGTCTGACATCGTGACAGGGTTGCCTTTGGAGTCAGTAAGTGGAATAAGGTCGATGACCTTGTAAACATTTCCCTCGGCGTCCTGCGTGAGGCGTTGACGCTGAATCTCACGCAATCCTCCAGTTACGGGGTCGGTCTGTACACGCGGCTCAAAGTATGCGAGGCTATGAGCGCGGAGATACCCTTTGAGCGGGTTTTCCTTGTTGGGCGTACCTTTTTGTCGCCCACCTGTTTTCTTACCTTTTGCCATGATACAAAACTTAAAAGTTGCCTGCAAAGATAGTGCTGTAAATTAGCGCACGAATTATAACTTTTGAAACATCGCTATCATGATAGGAAGTTTAGTAGGCGCAGGTTTGTCGGCTGTCGGGAGCATTTTCGGCGGTATCTCGGCAAGCAAAGCAATGAAAAAGGTCAAGAAGAATCTGCAACAGCAGAAGCAGGCGAACCAAGACTGGTATGACCGCCGATATAATGAGGACGCGACCCAGCGTGCGGACGCACAGCGTATCCTAACCAAAACCGAGGAATCAATCCGTAACCGCAACCGACAAGCCGCCGGAGCGCAGGCTGTGATGGGTGGAACGGAAGAGAGTGTTGCGGCCGCCAAAGCCGCCAACAATCAGGCACTCGCAGACGCGACATCGCAGATTGCCGTCAATGCCGAGGCTCGCAAAGACCAGATCGAGCAGACCTATCAGCAACGTGACGCGCAGATAAATGACGCTCTGAACAATCTTGAAATAAAAAAGTCAGAAGCTATCTCGTCAGCCGTGCAGGGTGTGGCACAAGCAGGCGCAGGCATAGCAGGTGCTTTCTAATCCTTTGTGACATATGGCAGGATATACTGAAGAACAATATGAGCAGAGCCAAGCTGCCACCCCAGCCACCGTGGGTGCTGTCAGTACGTCCGGCTCTCAGCCGCAGAGTGAACAGCCTGCGGTATCAACCGACACCGAACACGAAACGCCTGCTGTTTCTCCCGAACAGCAACAGCGCGTGGACGCTACCGCAGGTACTGACCGACAAATCAAGACCATTCAAGACTGGATGGACGCGGAGGGCAACCGCCCCGAAACCGAGGAAGAGCGAAAGAAGCGTGAGCGCAGGGAGAAATCCAAGCGTATTATCGCTGCTGTCAGTGACGGCATATCGGCGTTGAGCAATCTGTATTTTACATCGCAGTATGCTCCCGATATGTACAACCATGAGAAAGGGAGCATGACTAATGCCGTTGACGCACGCCTTGAACGTCTGAAAGCGGAGCGTGAGAAGAATGCCGACAAGTATCTGCAATTCTCGCTCAAACTCGGAGACCTTGAAAATGAGCGTGCCAAGACCTTGCGCGAACTGGAAGCACAGCAGGAGCGTCAGAAACTGGCACGCGAAAAGGCTCAACGAGAGGCAGAGGCGCACGGATGGCTTGCAGCTCTGCAACCTGACAAACAGCGCGAGCAGGCAGGCAAGGCCAACCGAGCCGAGCAGGAAGCTATCACAGCGAAAGCAGAAGCCGAGGCAGCTCCCGAACTCCAGCAGGCTAAAATCGCCACCGAAAAAGCGAGAAAAGGCAGTTTGGACGCTTCGGCCGCCAACTCTCGCGCCTCTGCGGCTGCACACGGCCGCTCCAATCAAAATGAGTTCTCTGCATGGGATGAGCATGGCAACGAGCATAAGTTTCGCACAAGAGAAGCCGCAGAAGCCTATGCCAAACAGCACGGCACATGGAAAGAAGAGGACGAAACGGAAACAACGACAACCGAAACAAGGCGCACGCCCGAATCCAAGCCTCAAAAGCGTACATCGACCAAGACCACGAAAGGCGGTCATGCAGGCAAACCCAGCCCCACCGGCAGACAATCTCCAACCGCATAATCATAATCCACTATGGCAGAAGATAAAGTAACCAATCTATATAACGCATTTGTCAAGAACGGCTATGCGATGGAGCCAGAGGCGCAGTTCCGCGAGAACCTCAAAGACCCCAAGAAGCGCAAAGCCGCTTATGACGCTCTTGTTGCTGACGGCTACAACATGGAACCGTTCGCCGACTTTGAGAGCAATATCGGATTTGGCGCACCTACACCTGCGCCTGCGCCCACCGCCCCGACACCACAACAGCAGGCTCAACCTGCCGCGACCGCAGCCCCTACTTCCGTACCTGCTTCGGCAACTGCGGAAGAGCAAGAGCAGGCACCGGTCCAGTCTCAACCCGAACAGGCTGCATGGCAACCCTCCGAGCAGGAGAAGATACGAATGTCGTATCAGATTCACACCATGCTCAACGATTTCAATCAGCGTTCAAGAGAGCGTATTGCACAAGTTCAACGCATGACCGAGCCGCTCACAGCCGAGGGCAGGAAGAAGAGAGCCGCCAAGAAGTTCCAAGCGCAACTCGCAGGGACTAAAACGACCGCAGGATTGGGTCTTAATGTTCCATCTGGTCAAATTTATGACGGCGGTTCGCCACAGCCTTATGGAGTGGAGTATGTTGACGGCAAGCCAGTAACCCAGTGGCTCATGCCCGATGGCAGTCTGACCACAAGCCAGTTCGCGGCTGACCGCGCCGAGGATACCGCTCGTAAAAATCGCCTGCGACACCAGTTCGAGAACCGCATGAAACAGAACGGACTTGACCCTGCCAAGCCCGAAGATGTGGAGATGCAGGCGCAGTATGACGCACAGGCCCCTGCCTATGATGCCGTGGCAGAACTTTGGCAGGAAGCCGAGGAAAAGCACAAGGCAGACAAAGAGCGCAATGCCGACCGCGAATGGAGCAATTATGCCGCTATGGGCGGTGGGCGTGAAATGCGCATCGTTACAACGGCTGCAAACCGCCACGCCGACAATATTTCACACATGACACGCTTTGACCTTCAGAAGATGATGGACAATGCGTGGGCGCGTGCAGGCTCAAAGGTTACCGCCAACTGCTACAACCGCCTGCGTCAGCAATATCCTGACGCATCCGAAGAGGAATTGCAGACAACCGCATCGCAGATGGCACGCCAGTTGACCGACAATGCCGTGTATCAGTATGCCGTTCAGCAGAACACGCCCAAAAGCACACTGGAATACTTCGGTCGTACAGTCGCCGACATGAACGTGATTAACTCGATCAGCAAAGGTCTTGCCCGAAGCCAAGCAGGAACGAGTGGCGACCTTGCAGCTTATGAGGCCGCTATGGGTGAGTATGGCAAGAATCACCGAGTAGCGCAGATTGCAGGCACCGTTACCGGCATGGCTGTTGACCCGGTGACATGGGTGTCGGGCGGTGTCGGCTCACTCGCAGGCAAAGGAGCAATCAATATCGGCGGTCGTATTGTAGCAGGCAGAGCCGCCACGTCAATGAGTACGCAGTTAGGCTCACGTATCTTCTCGTCCTCACTCACTGGTCGTATAATCACAGGGGCAGCCGCAGGCGGTGGTAACTTCGCCACATACGAAATGCTGAAAGAGGGCGAGAGCCAGTTCCTACACGGCGGTCACATCAACTCCGAAACTGGAGAAAACGAGGGCTATTCAGCCGGAGCAATGTTGAGCGCAGGCGGTCATGGTCTCGTCCTCGGTAGCGTGACAGGCACATTGTCGCCCATGATAGGCAATGTCGCTGACAAAACGGTCAAGGCAACCACCTCCACAGCAGCCAAGGCAGGCGTGCGCCTCGGTGAGGTTGCGGTATCGACCCTTGCCGAGGGTACTATATTCTCCGTTCCCGAATGGATAAACGGCGATTCCGATGCAATGGACGTGTGGACTGACAACATGGCCATGATGCTTGGGTTCAAGGTAAGTCACGGGGTCAAGAGCGCACCGCGAGTTATCGCCAGTCTGCGCCCAGTCAAGCCAGTTGGCGGCCGACCGCTGACGCAGGCAGAGCGCAACCACAACCGCATGGACTTCGAGGAACGTCTGCGCAGGAATTTGGACGCAAGTCCGAGCGACTTGTCGTTTACATCCGATGAGCGTGAAGAGTTGCGCAGAGCAGGCTATGGCGAACTCGCCGACTTGTTCAGCCGTGACCGAGTGCAGGAAGTCCAGCGACCCGACATTGACCCTGCCGAGGGCGCGATCGAGTTGAGAGCCGAGCGCGTTGAGGCTGAAACAATCAGTCGCAATCCCGAATTTGACGGCTATTCCTCAATGGAAGAACTCATGCAGGACGGAAGAGTCAGCCAGTCCGCACGCGCAAAAGCCTACTACATTCTTACAGGGCGCAGACTTCCGATGGCTTCCGTTACTGGTTACACCACAAATAAGGACGCTGACGGACGTGTGACCGTCAACTCCATAGCCGCCAATGGCGAGGTTGTTACCAGTCGCACGTTCAAGAACGAGCAGGAAGCCAAGCAGGAAACCGACAACATCATGCGTCAGGCAGAACTCAACTCGGTTGACGTTGGTGAACGATACAAGGAAGCCGTTGCCGATGACATGGTGCTTGATGCCGCTATCAGCGAGGTGTCGCCCGGCGCAGACCCTGCAACAATCAAGAAGATATATCGTGCGGTCAAGGCAGGGAATAAGGACGTGACGGAATCGCAGGTGCAGTTGGTTGAGTTTCTTGATGACGCTATCGGCCGCAACAAGGAGATTGCCGACAAGTACCGCCCCGAAGCAATCCGTGCGGAACTGATGAACGAGACCGGGATTGATGTGGACGTAGTACTGCGTAAAATGCCGGGCAAGCGCACCGAGGTTGAGCAGGCGGCTGTCAAATCGTATCTTGAACGGCTCTTTCCCGAAGAGGCCCGACAGCAGAACGCAGACCCTACCCCGGAGCAGGCAGAGGCGCAGAACCGATATGAGCAGGGTCGCCTGCTGTACGGACGCTTTGAAGAGGGAGACCCGACCGTGCAGGCTGATGTGGATGCTATCGCCCTGCGTATGCAGGAAGCATACCAAGCGGTTGAGGACGCGTTCGGAGCAGAAGCCGAATATTATATGTTCCATGTCAACGAAAATCCGTGGGCATTGGTAAACGACCCCGAACTTACTGCCGAACAGCAGGACGCAGTTCTATACTACATCAACGCAAAGGCGGCTCTTGACGGCGTTATGGACGCTTCCAACGAGGTGGCCGACCGAAAGCGTGCAGAGGTTGAGCAGTCAGTAGGCAAGCGCACCCACAAGGATAACGGCATAATTATCCCTGCGACCATGAAGGTCGATGACCGACAGGTGTATGTTGTCAAAGGCGATGTTGTAATGTTCCCCGATGGCTCAGCCGTTGATGTGCGCAACTCTTCGGAGAGTGTCGTTGTCATGGACGCGCAGACTGGAGAGTATGAATTTACATCGCCTGATCAAATCTTCAAAGTATCGGAGGCTGTAAATCCACAGGACGAACTGGACACCGCATTGTCGGTGATTGAGCAGGAGCAGATGAGTGTGTTCGGTCAGAATGCCATTGCACCCGAAGAGCCTGCCGAGGGCGAAGCACCCATTGACCAATCCGCAGATGTATCCCCGGAGCCTGCCCCCGAAACAGCCAGTACCGAAGAATATGACCGAGGCTATGAGCAGGGATTGGAAGAAGCTGCAAAGGCTGATGACGCATGGGTTGCGAACCTTATCAAGATATACAGCCAAAACACGCCCGAATCAATGCCAGAGACCATGAAAGGTCGGTTGGACGCATTCCTCTATGAGCAACAGCGCAGGGCGCAGAGTGTTCCCGAAATGCCCGAAAACGTTCCCAATCCTACGGAAAACTCCGTTTCAGATGCTGAAATCGCGCCCGAAACGGTCTCAAGTGTAGAAAACGGACAGCAAACCGCGCTGTCTCGCATTCCTCTCAATGAGCAGGGAGAGCCGAGGTTTGAAGCCGTTGACAAGGACACGGCCTGGGATGGGTTAGTTGAGGCTGTCGGGGGTGAGACTGATGCTGTTGACATAGCTATGGCGCAGGTTCAGCAGGCAAGCACTGACCTTGAGGCACTGAAAAAGAAACCGCCAACGCTGAAAGCACCCAAACTGAAAGGTTCGCCCATGGCCATGGCGCAGGCAAAGCGCGAGGCAGCCGAGCAGTATCAGCGCGACCTCGCCCAGTACAATCAACAGATTGCCGACACGGAGGCTCGCCTTGCTACATGGAACGGCATTGTGGGTATCTATACCTCGCGCAATGCCGAGCTGCGCCGTCAGCAGGAAGAGGAACGCCGTCAGCGTGACGCTATCGCCCACGATGAAGCTGTCGCACGATTTGAAGAGGAACAGCGTATCAAGGCAGAGAAGCAAGCCGAGCAGGAGCGCATAGGTGTTCACGCTGTCAATCCGAAGATACGCGAGCGTTGGGAGTCCGCTCCTAAGGTGGAGGGTAACGAGGACGCTCTGACCCTGCCCGACGGCTCTACTATCTCCGGCAGATACATTCTGACCGAGGCAGGAGCCGCCTCGCCGAGCCATGATGTGAACAATGCTTATGCACCCACCGAGGGTTTCCCGATTGATGAGAACGGCCAAAGCGTCAACGACCGCGACTATCAGCGTGATAAGGACGCACAGCAGAAAGTTGAGGGTATGGCAGGCAACTATGACAACCGCGCCCTGCAAGACCCAGTAATAGTGAGCAAGGACGGCGTGGTGCTGTCGGGCAACAATCGCACCATGTCGGGCGACCTCGCAGCGCGTCAAGGCACAGATAGGGCATACAATGACTACCTCGCGCAGTTCGGACACAAGAAATACGGCTTTACCCCGGAGCAGGTGGCAAGTATGAAGAATCCTCGCGTGGTGTTTGTGCCGGACGAGGCTCTGCCTTACGATGCCACCACCTTTGCACGCTTCAACGCGCAGGAGAAGAAATCGCAGGGCAAACCAGAAGCCGCCGTCAAACTCGGCAAGATTGTTCCCTACAATGTTTTCACAAGCATTGTCAACGATATCAGCCGCTATGACCGCCTTTCGGACTACTATGCCGATGAGAAAGCGATTGCTCACGCACTGGGCGCACTCATGCAGGCAGGAGTCATCAACGATATGCAAATGCCCGAAATGAGAACCGGCACAGCGTTGTCGGCCGCAGGCAAGGAACTGATTGAAAATACACTCATCGGCAAGGTGTTCCAAACCTCGCCCGATGCAGTGCGTCAGATAATCTCTATGCCGACACTTCGCCAGTCAATCGTTATGGGATTGAATGAGATTGCCAATAACCGCACTCTTGCCCGAAACGGCTACGACATCAGCGAGGAACTTGCAAAGGCTGTAGACCTTGTTACTCGCGCCAAGGCCGCTATGCCGGACGTATATACCGATGGAATGCCAGTGTCGCCCTTCGGACGTATGCAGGGATTGTTTGATGATGAGTTTGGAGACAGCCGTGTCGCTGACGCGACCGCACTCCTGCTTGCAGACATTCTCAACAGCGGTAAGCCGAGCGACCTGCGCAAGGTGCTGACCTCATACAACAACGAGGCTGCACAAGCTTCGGGCGGTCAGATGGATATGTTCTCCGGCTCGATCCCCACAAAAGAAGAAATACTCACAACCGTAAATGAACATTTCAGAAATGCAACCCCAAAAGAACAGCAGGCACTCGTGGACGCTGCCATTGCGGAGCGCAAGCGCAGAGCCGAAGCAGACGCAGAACAGCGTGAACGAAGCGAGGCAAGTGAACAAACTCCGAATGATGATGAACGCAGTGCAGTGCCTCAACAGCCAACCGCAGACGGCGGCACAGAGTTAGAACCGCTTGCCAAAGAGCGCAACGACATTCACGAAGATACGCCCGAAGAGGCCGCACTCCGCGCACGAATCAGCGTGGGCGATGAATGGGAAGAGAAAGGCCCCGCGCCCGACAAACCCATCTACAAACGTAAACTCTACGTTGACGGCAAGCATGAGGTCATCCAAACTGACGCTCCCGACAAGAACGGCTCATATACTGGCAGTCAGTTGACTTATGAGGGGCGCGACTTCGGCGACCTCAAAGAGATTGCCGATTACATTGACGGCGGTATGCAGGCAGAGCCGACCGAGGCGCAGAAAGCCGCAGGCAACTATAAGATGGAACACCGCCGTGTTGACGGATACAACATCAGCATAGAGAATGCCAAAGGCAGTGTGCGCCGTGGTACTGGAGCGGACGGCAAGCCGTGGGAAACTACCATGCAGAACGACTACGGATATATTCGTGGGACTGAGGGAGTGGACGGCGACCACATTGACGTGTTCCTTTCCGACACTCCCGAAGAGGGCGATGTGTTTGTCGTTGACCAAGTGAACGAGGACGGCTCGTTTGACGAGCATAAGGTTATGTACGGCTTCCCCACGGAGCAGGCCGCGCGTGACGCATACCTCTCCAACTATGAGCCGGGGTGGACCGGCCTCGGCGCGATTACCCACGTCAGCAAGGACGAGTTCAAGAAGTGGATTCAGTCGAGCAGACGTAAGACCAAACCCTTTGCCGAGTACAAGAGCGTCAAGCCTATTGTGGGCAATGACATGATTGGACGTTCACTCACCGAGCAGGAAGCAACGGAGTTGATTGCACGAATGGAAGCAACCGCCGAAGTCGCTCCCACAATTGAACTCACGCCCGAAAACTGGATTGCCCAGTTCGGAGAGGACGGCACTGTTGAAACTCCCATAGGCATTGTCAAGATGGGTGCAAACCAGTTGCTGAAACTCTACTCTACCAAGCGTACTGGTTATTTCGGCATGATTCATCCGACACTCAGCACTCCCGATGTAATCCTTGAGGAAGCAGACCCAAAGGAAGGCTCTGAACGTGATAGCAAATATCTTTTCATCAAGACGTTTGTAAAATCGGACGGCACTCGCATAGTTCATTTTGAATCCGTGACCGTCAAGAAAGACGGCATGGAAGTGTCCATCAGCAGTCATGAGATAAAGGACAAGTCATTAAAGAACAAGATGCAGAACGATATTGTCCTGCACCTTGATGAAAAATTGTCTCCCAGTTCTGAAATGCGCTTAACCGAGGCTCCGAGTGAATCGGAGGGACCGGACCTTGTTCCTACGTCCGACAATGTTATATCTTCTGACCGCAAAGATAATACTTTGTCAGCAGATAAACAAGCGGAGAGCGCGGAAAGTTCTGAACCGTACACCATTACGCCCACAACCTACACCAACAAGAAAGGCAAGACGAGCGATGTTCACCTTGTCAAGTTCAACCGCGAACTGACCGCCGAGGAAAAGGCGGCTCTTGACACCTTTGTGCGTGAGCCACTCGCAGAATGTAAGAAAACCTCACGCGGTTGGTATGACCGCAAGCAGGGCGGTTATATGATGCGCAGTGAAGAAGCTGCACGTCAACTCGGTGAAATGCTTGGCAACGAGGAAGCGGTTGCAGACGTACAACCTATGACTGCCGAGGAACTCCGTGAGGCTGTCGGTGCGAGCCGCACACGCAATCCCAGGCCTAAGAAATCACCTATCAACCGCGTAAGCCTTGAAGATGTGATGACCGACCTGTCGACCAAAGGCGAAACCAAGTTGAGCGACCATGCCGAGCCAGTCAAGGCAGAGCAGGAAGCACAGCACGAAATCTCCGATGATGAAATGCAGTGGTTGGCTAATGAGCTGCGCGAGTTGCTCGGCATCGGAGAGGATGAGGGAGACGCTGATATCAAATTCCGTGACCCCGGCGAACTCACACCGCAGGAGCGTCAGCGTATCCAGTCGGCAGGCATACGTCTTGCTATGGGTCTTGTAGAGCGTGACACAACCTCTTTCCCCGACTATGCTACCAAGATGGTTGGATTGTTGGGCGACAAGATACGTCCGTGGCTCAAATCATTCTACGAGGGCGCACGTTGGACACCCGGATACGAGAAATACGCCTTTACACCTACGGAGCAGGTAGCCGTCTTTGACGTGCAGAACTTCGACAAGAAGCAGGCAGACCCTATCGCGCAGGCTGCCATGATTGTTGAAGAGCGCAAAGCTGCCACCGCTTCGGAGCAGGCGCAGAAAGAACTTATTGAAACCCGAAACAAAAACCGAAGAGAAAATGACAAGCAGAGAGAAGCAGATACAGCAGCTCTTGCAGAAAAAGCAGAGGCTGTTGCAGGCGAAGCAGAAGTTACAGCGCAAAGCGCAGGAACTGGAGAAGCAGGACGCAAGCGCATCCTCCGCGACCTCAAACGAGTAGATGACACCCTTGACGAGGTCAACGACCAGTTGGCAATCCTCGGCTATTATGAAGCCGAAGAGGTTGACAAGGATTTCAACGAAGCATACGGCTATATGCGCAATGCCGAGAAGAAAGCCGTCAAGGATGCAGTTGAACTCGCCAAACAACTTGTGAACGACCTCGGCCTGGGACTTGACAAGGTGACAGGCTCAACAACCGCCAACCGTGGCAAGAGAAAGAACGCCGTTACCGCGAATATCGCGCCCGCAGGCGGTGACATATCCATTCGCCTGCCCCTCAATGAGGGCCGCGAACTCTACATTACTATCGGTCTTGACCCGTCAGTAACGCCGGGCGATGTGACATACAGCGGAGATAACTTGCAAGCCACTCGCATCATGTACCGCGTTGAATGGCCCGATGAAAAAGGTCATGTGTCGTTTGACCGCATGGGGCGTAACTGTTGGGCTGATGCCAACGTGACCTATGCCGACCTGCTTAAAGGTATTCAGCGCGAGGCCAAAGAGTATCTTCCATCCTCAACTCCTGCCGAAGCCGAGGAAACCCACAATGGCTACAAGATAGGCGATGAGGTCATGTGGGACCGTTACGGCAACGGCAATTGGGAGAAAGTCAAGATAGAAGATTTTGACACTGATGGTGGGCCTATCTTTGAGGCTGTCAAGGGTGTCATGTCAGAAAAGGGAGACTGGAGCCGCGTCAAGCCTGCCGATGGAATCTTCGGCGAGGCAAAGCGTGTAGCAAGAGCCACACAGGAGAAGAAGCGAAGTTCTCGCAAAAAAGATGTAACTTTGAAGCCGGAACAACCTTTCGGAGATTTGTTCGGCGGCCTATTCGATAACACTCAAAGCTTAAGCAATCATGAAGAAACTGAAATGGGAACTCGCCCCGGAGAAGCCGGGAGACAACGACAGCAACTCAAGCAGGATACGCAGGTGGGAGGAGATGAACCCCGGCGTGAAACTGAAAGACCTGCCGGAGAAGCAGGCAGTGGAAGCACTGGCATGGATTCTGATGCTGACCGAGCAGGAAGCAGAGGATTACATGACGTGGCTACGCAGCCAGCCTTAGAACGTCTGCCCGAAAAGGAACGTAAGAACGTTCACAACAACCATGTAGAGCGCGGCACCGAAGTCGCACCCAAGAGCGAGAGCGCACGCATCAAAGCCAACATCGCCGCCATCGAAACGATGAAGAAACTTGAAGCGAGCGGTGAAGCACCCACAGCCGCCGACATGAAGAAACTCCGTGCTTTCAGCGGTTGGGGTGGACTCGGCAAGGCTTTCAGCGACTGGGATACAAGCCGACAGCTCAGGCAGCTTCTCGGCGATAAATTATATGATGAGGGCGCGGAAATGTCGCGCAACTCGGCATATTTTACCCCAGCTTACATTGTAGATGCAATGTGGGATATTGCGCGTGCAATGGGATTCAAGGGTGGTCGCGTTCTTGAAGGTTCAGCAGGTATCGGCAATGTCCTCGGTCTAATGCCACAAGACCTTAGTGAGCGTAGTTATATCCGCGCCGTTGAAAAAGACCCGACAACAGGCAAAATGCTCAGTCTGCTTTATCCCGATGCCGTTGTTGATATTGACGGCTTTGAGAAAGTCAAGATAGAGACTGGCACATACGACCTTGTCATAACCAATGTTCCGTTTGTTCCCGGCTTGAAAGTCGCAGACACAAGCGGTGACGGCGACATCTCAAAAGAGTTCAAGACCTCTATCCACGATTTTTGTATTGCCAAGAACGTGCGCAAACTGCGTGACGGCGGTGTTGGCGTGTTCATCACCACAGCAGGCTCGATGGACGGCACAGGCCGTTTGCATAAATGGCTTAGCAACCGTGAGAACGCAGACATTGTTGGTATGTTCCGTATGCACAATGAGACATTCGGAGGCACTAATGCCACATCCGACATCATTGTTGTGCGCAAGCGTGTGAACGGCGTTAAGTCACCCAACGCCATAGATTGCTCACTCACGACAGGAGTGCGAACAGCCGAGTATGACACCGGCGAGAAAAAGAAAGTCAAGAATGTTGGCGAAGTGCCAATCATCAAAACGCTTTCCATGTCATACAATCGCTACTATGTTGAGCATCCCGAATACATGGCAGGCGAAATGCATTTCGGTTTTGAAAAAGGCGACACCAGTTTCAGACCCGAAAGCAAAGGTTTGTATCCGATTAAGGAGAAAGACCAGTCGCAACTATTGAGCCAGTGGGTTGAGGATATGAAGCAGAAGTTGGCTGACACCTCGGAAGAGCCTGCTCCCACGGTAATGAACCACCGCGATGAGTATGTTCCCACCTATGACAAGGTTGGCAATGAGGTAAAGACTGGAACTGTTGTTGTAGATTCGCAGGGTCGTATCTGCGTCAACTATGACGGAACGGCTCGTCCACTCATGTCCAAACTTGACAATAAGAATCCTAAAAGTGCAGATGAACGTATTGCACAGTTCAACAAGAACAAGGTTAAGGGTCGTAGTCGCGTACAGGTGGTACAAGATTACAATGCCATCAAGAAGGCCCTCAATGACTTGCTCGAATACCAAAAGACATCAGATTCCGATGAGGGGTTACAGCCGAAACTCAAAGCGTTGAACCGCGCCTTTGATTCCTTTGTGGCGACATACGGACACCTGCACGGCAATAACGGCCTGGCATGGCTGAAGAATGATGTTGACTATCCCTCCGTAATTGCCCTTGAAACATATCGCGAGGAAGGTCTTGAACACAAAAAAGTGTTTGGTAAGGCTGATATATTCAGCCGCCGTGTCGTTGTTCGCCCCGAACAGCCCAAGGCTACAAATGTCCGTGACGGAGTAACGCTCAGTATCCGTCAGACTGGCTCACTTGACACCCGATATATCGCAGAACAACTCGGCATGAGTGAAGCAGATGTTCGCCGTGAGGTAATTGAAGCCGGACTTGGTTATGAGAACCCACTCACACATTCAATGGAAGCCGCGCACGAATACCTGTCGGGGAATGTGCGTGAGAAAATGCAACAGGCAGAGGTCAACAATGAGGACGGAAGATACACACCAAACATCACCGCCCTGCGTAAGGTTGTGCCTCACAACATCCCATCGCATTTCATTGAGTTCAGTATCGGCTCTTCGTGGTTGCGCCCTGAACTCTTTGAGCAGTATGTCAAAGAACGTACAGGCGCAAGTGTGAAACTTACCTATGCAGGTGGTATGTGGGCCATGGATAAGCCAAAATGGACTGGGGAGCAGGACAAATCATTCGGCATCCGAAGTGAAATCTGCGATAAGATTATCACTGGTACGGAGTTGATAGAGGCCGCCATGACCAACCGCACAATCCGTGTGTCAAAACAGCAGAAAGACGGCCCCACGATATCCGACCCTAAAGCTACATCTGCCTGCGCTGCCAAAGTAGATGAAATCCGCGATGACTTCAAATCGTGGCTGCGCTCTCGCATGGAATCTGCCCCCGAACTGGCAAAGGAAATTGAAGAGACCTACAACAACATCTTCAACAACTCTGCGCCAATGACTATCCCCGATGAGTATATTCCAGAATACTTTGACGGAGCCGCGCGAGTTATCGGAGGGAAGCCTATCAAGATGCGCAAACATCAGTCTAAAGCCATTGTGAGAGGCACGATGCAGAGCCTTATGCTTGCTCATGAGGTTGGCACAGGTAAAACTTTTACCCTCATCACCACAGCAATGGAAATGCGCCGTCTTGGTACTGCCAAGAAGCCGATGATTGTAGTGCAGAACGCTACACTCGGTCAGTTTGTGGCAAGCGCGAAAGCACTCTACCCGGACGCACGCATTCTCAGTCTTGAAGATAAAGACCGCAATGCAGAAGGGCGTAAGGACTTCTATGCAAAGATACGTTACAACGACTGGGATATGGTTGTCATTCCCCAGTCTGTATTGGAGCGCATTCCCGACCACCCCGACCGTGAACGCCGATTCATCGAAGAATCCATCCAAGAAAAGATGGACGTTATAGAGGCTATGTCAAAAGACCGTGAGGCAGGACGCGCCGTTGCAGCTCTTAAAAAGGACGTTGAAAATCTGCGCGACCAGTTGAACAAACTCAGCGACACCGAGACAGCCGAGGGTGAAGTGACAGAGCGCGTAATGGTTACGTCCGGCTCAAAGCCGAAGAAAGACGGCAAGAGAGCCGCAATCGCAAAGGAGAATGCCAAGACTCGCGCGGAAGAGATGCTTAACCGCGCTACCGATGACACTCTCAACTTTGATGACCTCGGAGTGGACGCTATTCTTGTAGACGAGGCACACGAATACAAGCACCTCGGATTTGCCACTGCCATGCAACGCGGTGTCAAGGGTGTAGACCCGTCATATTCAAAAAAGTGTCAAGGTCTGTATCTCAAAGTAAAGGCGGTGCAGGAGAAGAGCGGAGGCAGAAATGTAATCTTCGCAACCGGTACTCCTATCTCCAATACGGCTGCAGAGGTTTGGACGTTTATGCGTTACCTGCTCCCGCGTGAGGTCATGGAGGGCCATAACATTTGGCACTTCGATGATTTTGTGCGCAACTTCGGCAGCATCCAACAGATGCTTGAATTTACCACGCAGGGAACGTATAAAGAGAACAATCGTTTCGCAGGCTACTCAAACCTGCCCGAACTCGCACGAATATGGGCAGGCATAACCGACACCGTTCTCACAGCTGAGGCAGGCGAGGTAAAAAGCCAAATCCCCGAACTGGAAGGAGGTCAGCCGACCGACCTTTATTTGCCGCAGACCAATGGACTGCGAGCCGTTCTCAAATTCGTGAGAGCGCAACTCAAAGCCTATGATGAAATGAGTGGGCAGGAGAAAAAAGAGAATAGTCATATTCCGCTCGTCATGTATGGCATAGCCAAAGCAGCCGCCATTGACGCTCGGCTTGTCATGGCTAACGCCCCCGATGACCCACACAGCAAGACCAATGAAGCTGTGCGTCAGACTCTCCGCTCATTAGAGGACAGTAAGGCATACAATGGCACTGTCGCAATCTTTGCCGACAACTATCAGCGCAAGAATAAGGGAACCGGGGCTGTCGAGTTCAATCTATTCGATGACATCCGTACCAAACTGATTGCGCAGGGTGTGCCTGCCGAGCAGGTTGTAATCATGCGTGACGGCATGACCGACAAGGCCAAAGAGAAAATCTTTGCAAAGGTCAATGCCGGAGAAATCCGCGTGATACTCGGCACAACACAGCGTCTTGGTGTAGGCGTGAACATACAGGAGCGTCTTCACACGCTGATGCACATTGATGCGCCTAACCGTCCTATGGACTACTGGCAGAGAATGGGTAGGCTCTTGCGTCAAGGCAATATGCACAAAGAAATGGGTATCCCCGTAAGGGTTATACGCTTTGGCGTTGAGGATAGTCTTGACGTGACCGCCTATCAGCGACTGAAAACCAAAGGTGCGATTGCAGACGCTATCATGCACTCCAAGGATTTGCTTGCCAACAACCTTGAAAATCGAATACTGGAAGAAGAGGGAGATGAGTTCGGCAACATCACAGCAGAGTTGTCGGGCAGTCAATATGCCATGCTTCAGAACCAAACCGAGAAAGAGTTGCGCAAGTTGCAGGCAAAGCAAGATCAGCACAGACAGCATCAGATGTATATTCATCGCGCCGAGCCAAGACTTCGTGAACAGATTGAAAAGTTTGGCAATGACATTATGCGCAGTAATGAAATTCTCGCCTTACTTGAAAACAATCCCACGACAATCACAATCAACGGCAAGACTTACCAGTCTCGTGAGGATATGCAGAAAGTCTTTGAGGCACACAACAAGGCTATGGCGGCAAAGAAGCAGAGTGTTCAGCAGGACGAACCTATTACTTCTACTCTGACATTTGACATAGGCAACGTCCATTTCACACTGACTACTCATGTAAGTCAGATAGCCGGGTATGGAGGTCAAGGTCCTTTGTCGTTCGATGTTGATGTGCAGCACGATGTGGTTTCCCATGACATAGATTACAAGCGTTCTTTCGGCGATATTCCGTTGAAGCGAATTATCAACGAACTTGTTGATAGCGTGACAAGTGGCAAGGAAGAGCGTTCCAATCGTGAGGCATGGGTCAACGCTAAAGAACGTAATGAAACAGACCTCGCAGCCCTGCTTAAAGATAAGGGCAAGCCATTTGAACACGGCGAGCGCATCAAGGAACTGGAGCAGAAACTTGAAGAGTACACTATTGCCATGCAGGAGGAACTCAAAGAGAAAGAAGCCAAGTATGCCGAAATGGATGCCAACATTGAGGACGCAACGGACATCACGTTTACCTCCGAAGATGATGAGGACAGCGAGGACACCCCGACCAACGGAGACGGCAACAAGTACCGTGAAGATGATGATATAGATTATTCTACATTATCAGATTCCAACCCTATGGCGATGGAAGCACGAATATCGGAACTGTCTAAAAAGGTTCATACTCCAGTTCGCATTATCCGAAGCCTTGAAGAGTTAAACGAAATCACATCGCACAGGAAACGAAATGCCAAAGGCTGGTGGAGCGCGAAGGACAATGAGGTTGTCATCGTGCTTCCCAATAATGTGAACGTAGCCGATGTTGACAATACGTTTGTTCATGAGGTTGCAGGACACAAGGGTCTGCGTGCCTTTATCGGTGAGGAACGCTTTAATGAGTTCCTCGGCGAGGTGTACAACCATGCTTCCAATCCAATCCGTAAAGTCATAGACAAGAAAACGGACGATATGGTGAATGCCGAGGCAGACCGTCTGCGAGTGCGCAAAGCACAGGCTCGTGAGCGTGCCGGAGAAGATGTCAACTCAAGTTACTATGCAGACATGGCTGAGGCCCGTGTTGAAGCCGAGGCCAAACGCGAGGAGTTCCGTAAGGAAGCCACTGAGGAATATATGTCAGAGCTCGGCGGTCGTATCGGCAGTGAGGGATTTGAGAAGATGAGCCGCGATGAACTGACGCTTTGGGGCAAAATCAAGGCAAAGGTTCAGTCGTTCCTCGACAAATTCCTGCGCGGTCTGAAAATTGCCAAGAGCATACGCCTCAACGACAAAGACCTGTCGTATATCCTTTACAAGTCGTGGAAGAATCTGCGAGATAAGCAGGGCAAAGGTGGTGTGTTCGCCGAAGCCGAGGACGTTGTAATGCGCAGACGGACCGGCTATGACGCAGATGATGTGACGCGATTCCGCGACCCCGGCCTGGGATTGGAAGAAACCATCACCAAGATGAAAGCCGAGGCATTGCAGGCCAACACCGACAACTTGCAGGCTAAACGTGACGCAATGCGTGCAATTGGCGGCAACCTCAATCATCTGCGTCAAGCAATGGCACGTCAGCGTGAATATGACATTACGACCGTCAAGAGCGTTGCAGACCTCGCCCGTATTCTCATGGACGCTAATCTGCTCGATGATTTGAGCAAATATGAAACCAAGCGCATACTTGGCGCAATCAATAATGTAGTCGGCAAACAGGATGTGAGCCGGTATGTTCAAAAGGTAATGGATATCATGGTTGATAATCAGCTACGCATGGGTGCTAACACTCTCGGCAGATTGTTGAGCATTCGTGGTAGCCATGTTGACGCACGCGGTATAGAGGTGCAGGGCGAACTTGACCCGGACGGACAGCGCATTGCGCAGGTGGTAAGGAAGGCAACCTCTCTGCCAAAAGATAACATTGACATTCGCATTGCCGAAGCCATCAACCGCATGAGCAGCACAGACCAAGCAATCGCCGATGATGCTACAATAGAGTATGCCGGACTGCAAATAGCACGCCAGTATGTTGAAGACATCACCGAAAGCAAAGCCGAGGAAAAGGCTCTGCGCGATTCCATCAAGCAGGCAAAGGAAGATAAGGACGCCGGGCAGATGACCGAGGACGCCTACCGTCAGTATGTAGCCTCAACCGAGGACGCTATACGGCAGAACAAGATAGAGCGTGCCGAAGCATTCCATTCCCTTGTCGAGCAGGTCGGCGGTGTGTTGAACGAAAGCGTTGAGCGTGCCAAGGCATGGCGCGAAGCCGAGAAACAGCGCGTTGAGGAAATCCACCACAACGCCAACTCCGACATGGAGGGCCGTCCGACTGATGAACATCACAAAGATGACCGCACGCAGAAACTCGTCAACAACAGCGGTGTCCGCTTCCTGCTTGCTCCCCTTGCCACGTTCGATCAGATGTTGAGAATGTTCGGCAAAAAGAACACGCGAGGCGAGGGCTATCTGTGGAACCGTTATATGCGCGGTTGGGTCAGCGCGACTGAAAAGGAGTACACAGGCTATCGTGACGCTCTGAAAGTGCTTGACGCAAAAGTCAGCGAGATTTACGGCAAGGACATGAAATGGGGCGACCTGTTCAGCATTGACCGCAAACTCCCGAAAGCCTCGGTAAGGTTCTTTGACGGAGGCGAAATGAAAGACCACGAACTGACGCAGGGCAATCTGCTCTACATCTACATGGCTGACAAGATGAGTGACGGACGTATGAAGCTGCGCCGTATGGGTATTACCGAGGAAGATATTGAGGACATCAAGAACTTCCTTGACCCGAAATTCATTCAACTTGCGGACTGGATGCAGGAAGAGTTTCTTGTTGACAAGCGCAACGAGTACAACGAGGTTCATAAGCGTATGTTCGGCGCGTCTATGGCCGCTATCGAGAACTACTTCCCCTTGAAGATACTCGCCAATGCAAGACTGGAGAATGTGGACGTGGCAGATGACACCACCGATACCGCCCTGCCTGCAACATCAACCGGCAGTATCATCAAGCGCAGGCGCAACAATCTCGCACTTGACGTGACCGGTGCCAATGCTTTCTCGGTAATCCTTGACCACCTTCAGCAGATGGAAAGGTGGGCTGCATTCGCAGAGTTTAACCGCGACCTCAACACCCTGCTTTCATACAAGCGATTCCGCAACCAAGTGATGAATATGAGCAGTGTGTATGGCGGTGGCAAGACGCTGTGGAATAACGTCCGCAATGTTTGCCGTATGGCCGCAGGGGCATACCGCCCACCGATTGCAGCTCTTGACAAATCGGCTGTCAATATCGCCAAAGGCGTAACAGCCGCCAAGGTAAGTTTCCGAGTGTTCACGGCATTAAAGCAGTTCCTTTCAATGCCTGCTTATATCTCGGACAGCAACCCCATGTATCTGGCCGCCAACATCGCCAACCCGATAGGCGCGTGGAGATGGTCGATGAAGAACCTGCCGCTGTTTGAGAAGCGTTGGAGCAGCCGCATGGCAGGCGACCCCCGACTTCTTAAATCAGATATGGACTGGAAGATGTGGCGTAGCCGTATTGTTGAAATAGCTTCACGTGTCGGTATGTCGCCCAATGCCTTTGTTGACGCACTGACAGTCGCTATCGGCTCACACTCCATGTATCAGACCAAACTCGCCAAGTACAAGCGTCAGGGATATGCCCACGATGTCGCAGAGGCAAGAGCGAAGCAGGACGCAACAATCCTCTTCAATCAGACCCAGCAGTCAAGCGAGGGCGCATTCCTCTCCACCATGCAGGTTGACCGCTCATGGCTGAGTGTGTTGTTTACCGTGTTCCGCAACTCCTCTATGTCATACACCCGCCAACTATATGACTCAATCCGCAATCTCGGTCACCGATTTACACCCGGATACAAGGGTCTTTCGGAAGAGTTCATGGCGAAGCAGATGAGACGTGACGGCATTGACCCCGACAAGGCAGACCGCAACGCCAAGCAGGAATACCGCCGTGGCATTATCCGCGATTTGGTTCGTGTCGGTGTGTTCGGCTATGTCCTGCAACTCGCATGGAACTTGGGCGCATATCTACCGTATCTCATTCTTGGTGAAGATGATGAAGAAAAAGACAAGATGTGGCAGGACGTGTGGAATCACTCTATGTTCGGCAGCATCGAAGGTCTGACCGGTGGCGATGTCATAAGTGCCGCAGGCAATATGTGGGTGAGCGGAGAAGGCAATCCCCAGTATCTCACGAAAGATATGCCGTTGGCAAGCGATGTCCTTTCTATCTTAAAGAAGATGGATAAAGACCAAGTGTCAGCCATGAACGATGTAATCAATCTTCTTGTGCAGTCAACTGTCGGTGTCAATCCCCAGTCATTGACTGATGCCGTCGTCGCCGTCATGGACTACTGCGGAGACGATGCAGAGACTTCACGCGAGTGCGCCTTGCTCATGGCAAGAGTTCTCAACTGTCCGCAGAGCCAACTTGACAAAATCTATTTTGATGAGTTGGACGCTTCCGGGGAAGAGGCAAGCCAAATGACCCCGTCAGAGATTGCCGAGCGTTATGCCCGATACAAAGTAAGACGCGGTGCGCCCCTCACCGGGTGGGCATACGGCAACGAACAGCGTGAGAAACTCATGGATAAGTACCGCGACCGAAGCAACACTCTTGCAAAAGAACGGTTGACGCGTGAGACTGACAAGCAGGCAAGTCAGAACATGGCTCAATGGCTTGAAGAGTTTGAGGCGACCAAAGACCGCGTCAAGGAAATCAGAAAGGTCAAGAGCCGCGATGAGGACCGGTACGATGAATTGCTCAATGAACTGGAGATAACACCTGAATATGACCGCTACGAAATCATCAAAGGCTATAAGCGTGATGTTGATGCGCTGACAAAGGAATGGCTCAATGCCACTACTCCTGCTCAACGTGACTCTTGCGCACAGGCCATCATCAGATTGAAGAGCGACATGGTAAGAGAGTTGATAAACACGCAACAATAGTTAAACGATAGTGGACGATGCATGGAGTTATCTTTGCGCATGGTCAAAAATCAAGGTGGCAAAGCGACCTGCGGTCGATGACTTTGCACCGTCCACTATATACCAATCACAATGGCAAAGAAGAAATTACATAAAGCAAGCCGCGTAATGCCCAAGAGTGAACTGGACAGCGTGGCACGCGCCAAGAGTACGGGGCGCAACCGAGCCTTTGATGTTCTATGGGAAGCGCAACAATATTGGCAGGCAATGGAGACATTCCGTCAAGACCGAGAGCGCAACAAGAACTATACATACGGCAGACAGTGGGATGACTATATCTGCGTTGACGGTAAGATGGTCAAGGAAGAGGACTACATCAAGTCGCAGGGTAATGTCGCGTTAAAAAACAACCTTATCCGCCGAATGGTGCAGGCGGTACTCGGCGTGTACCGCAGTCAAGCCAAAGAGCCGACCTGCACGGCGCGAGACCGCGATGAGCAGAAATACGGAGAAACAATGTCGACCGTCCTGCAATGCAATATGCAGCTCAACCGCATGACTGAGATAAATGCCCGGTGCATGGAAGAGTTTCTTATCTCCGGTTTTGTGGTACAGCGAAAATGGTATGGCTGGCGCAATGACAAACTGGATTGTTGGACGGACTACGTTCAGCCAAACAATTTCTTTATTGATAATAATATGCGAGACTTCCGAGGGTGGGATGTGTCCTGTCTCGGTGAAGTTCACGATATATCGTTTGAGGAGTTGTGCGGACGCTTCGCCCATAACGAGGCCGACTATTCAAGACTTTCCGAGATATACGCCCATGCACGAGATAAGGCTGTGGTAGGTGCTACCTATGACTATTTCGGTTATCCGTTGCAGGGATATTTCGACTTCCTTGTACCTCGTGACCTCACACGCTGTCGCGTGATAGAGGTATGGCGCAAAGAGAGCAAGCCACGTTACCGTTGCCACGATGTCAACAATGGCGATGTGTTTAAGATTGACATCGCGGATTATGAGGAATTTGTCGGCAGTGTCAACAGGGAACGCCTGCGAGAAGGTGCGGAACTGGGCATGGAGCCGGGCGAAATTCCGTTAATTCAATGTGAGTGGTTTATTGATTCATACTGGTATTATTACTATCTGACACCTTTTGGCGACATACTTGACGAGGGAGAAACACCTTACGAACACAAGAGCCATCCTTATGTGTTCAAGGCATATCCATTTATTGACGGCGAGATACATTCATTTGTAAGCAATGTGATCGACCAACAGCGATATACCAATCGCCTCATCACGATGTACGACTGGATTATGCGTGCAAGCGCAAAGGGTGTGCTACTCTTCCCGGAAGAATGTCTGCCAAAAGGAATGTCAATTGAAGATATAGCAGACGAGTGGGCGCGCTTCAACGGCGTGATAATGATAAAGCAACCAAAGACAGGCACGGCATTACCGCAGCAGGTTGCCAACAACTGCACGCAGATAGGCATTACCGAGTTGCTGAATATGCAGCTTAAGTTCTTTGAGGACATATCGGGCGTGAACGGCGCATTGCAGGGCAAACCCGGCTATTCGGGTATGTCGGCCAGTCTCTACAATCAGCAGGCGCAGAACGCAACGACCTCGTTGCTTGACCTGCTTGATACATTCTCTTCTTTTATCAAAGACGGTGCGACAAAGGATGTCAAAAACATACAGCAGTTTTATGATACACCGCGAGTATTTAACATCGCAGGCAAGAACTCGGCAATCGTTGAGTACGACCCACGCAAAATCCGTGACGTTGAGTTTGACCTGTCAATCGTTGAAAGCACGTCAACCCCGGCGTATCGCGCGATTGCGAACGATATTCTGATGAAACTGTTTGAGGTGCAGGCAATCTCAGTGGAGCAATTGCTTGAACACGGCGACTTCCCATTTGCCGATAAACTCCTGCAAAGTATCAAGAGCCAGCGTGAACAACTGGAGAAAGGCCAGATGCCGGACGGTCTATCGCCCGAACTTGCACAACAGGTCCAGCAGGGAGCAAATATGCAGGCAGCCCAAAAGGCACATCAGATGTTGATGGCAGCATAACTATACAATCAGAAAACGGCCTCGGAAACGGGGCCTTTTCTTTTTCTCGCCTGTTCCAGCTTTTTGGGGATAATCCGTGGAATCTCCATCTCATAGAAGCAGATGTGCATACCGATAGCGCGTGTCATCAGCAAGTCATCGTGCTTGCCAACAATCGCACCATACGCCCCATTGGGCTTGCGTTCATATGCAAGATACTCAGCGAGACAACGCTTATCGCGCTCTGTGTACAGATGTTCTCGTATGACCTTGACAAGCGTTGATATAATCATCGGCTTTGTGGCGATGTTGGTGTGGAAGCCGTATTTACGCGGAATTCCCTGCCTTATCTCGTCCTCAGACTGACGGCGTGCGTAGAGGTTTGGATATATGGTTGAAATCTGATTGAGGATATATTGCGACTGGTCGCCACCCTCTACTTGCCTTTCGCGGTCATGTGTCTCAAGAGTGTTGCTCTCTATAACCAGCAAGGAGTTGTTATAATAAGCCGCCACCTGTGCAGCTTTCCACGCGAGGCGGTCAATATCGCAATGCCCATACCATTGAGCGACCACAGCCGGGCGACCACCCTCAATCATATTCAAGCGGTCAATAACAAGGATAACCGACCAGTCGGCTTTAGACGAGCGACCGCCCACGTCAACGACAGTCAGATAGCGGTCAGTAATCTCAACATCATCATCTTCTTCGGGTTTCGCCCATATCCACAACTGCCCTTGCCTGTCCTCATGGAAACGCAGATTTTCAAGAGCCGATTCTCCCTCGTCTCCATCGGCATACACATCACCGATAAAACGAGGCGGACGGCACGCCTTGTCAAATTCTTCAACGTGGTATTTGTCAAACACCATTGTGCCGGAATGAACAAACGCCTCAACATCATCAGAGGGAAACTCGGAAGCCATAACGCCGTGGTCGTTCTTACCGCTACGCTCCTTGATGTACCAGTTGATTGCTTCCAGTGATGCACCTTTCTCCCACAGCCACCAAAGATACTTACCGCATTCCTCGCGTGTGGATAGTACATTGTCGTTCTCCCGATTTTCGTAGAGCCACCGGGCAAAGTCACGCAGAGCCTCGCCGCTGTCAAAAGGCAGAGAATACTGCTCAATCTGAAACCATGAAATAAACAACGCTTCAAACTGCGAGGGTATATCGGGGTCAGCGGCCGCAGAATATTCAGTGTGGAAGAAATTACCGGTTCCGTTTGCCGTTGATTCCATTACAATCATGGTAAGCGGACGCAGGAGAATACCCGAACATGCAGAACGCACAATATCTTCGGGCGACTTGCCGTCAGTCTTTTTCCATATACCGACTTCGGAGAGGTGTACAAGAGAGTACGCACCGCCACGACAACCATCAGGACGCTCTGCTGTACCAATTTTAATCTTGCAGTTGCGCTGAGGCACGCGCGATGTGGAGCCGGATTTACCGACCCCGACCATTTTAGGCTCATTCTCATTGTAGGTTTCTCCCATGTCATAGAGCAATTCAATAGGATATTCCTTAATCATCGTGTCGAACATATCCTTGATTTCATCGGAAGCCGTGCCTTGATGGGCGATGATAAGTGAATTGAGACCACGTTTGTGAAAGAACTGCAACCAAGCCATATACAACTGGGTCGTAGTGGAGCCGCCCCACTGACGTGCTTTCAGCAGGATAAGACGTATCGGCAGACCCGCCTTTCGCTTCTCTTCAAAGCGTGATACCAGTATGCGTTGAGGATAGCGCAGGCGAAAAAGCACGTCCGCGCCTGCGTCCTTGTTGTGTATCCACACAAGTGTAGCTGCCCAAAACGGAAAGTCATGACGATAGCGTAAGCGGATAAATTTTTCTGCAACCTTGTCATGGTCGATGTCGTTAGGCTCAACGTGCATGACATCGGAAAGGAATTTATCAATAGATCCGGCCTTGATAAGTTTGCCGACAAAAGGGATTGCCATCATCTCGGCAGGCAACCACTGAACAGGTATAGCGAAATCGGAGATATATACCTGCACCCTCTCTCCAATAGACCCTTCCCCAGTTATCGGGTTGAACGGCGCATACATCACCTCATTCCTGCGGTCGTTCTCCGTCAATATCTTTTCTATATCGGTCAAACTGCTTGTCATACCAACCATTCTTAATACGATATATAAATTCTCCAACAGTACGAGGTGTGAGATAAAATTTCGGTGCAGGCTGACGAACAATATCAGACACCAAAACAAAAAGTGATTTATCCGGGTGTAAGTCGCGTAGAGCAATATATCTGCGAAATATCTCTTCAAACATCTCACGTTTATTCGGGCGCATACGTGAGAATGGCTTTCCAACCAACATACGCGATACCTCAACGGCGGCACGTTCTTCGGAAACCCAAAAGCGTTTGGCCGGAGATTCAGCCACTTTTTCAAAAATTTCGGGCATGATAATGTAGTTAGCCAATGCAAGCTGCTCACGATACGCACGCATAAGGTCATCGTTGCGCTCTCGTGTAAAATCCATTATTGAGCCGAAATGTTTTGCCATCTATTCCATTGCGATATTGATTGAAAGGTACTTGCAAAGTTACCCAATTCACGTCACAAAACTTAAAAGTCGCCCACGAATTTATAACCTTACTTTTGCGCATAAGATTGACACAACCATAAGATTTTCAAAGTAATGGCTGATAATAACGAAGTTAAGAGCAGACGCGACCAACATCTTGACCGCCTGCGTAGTAAATACCCCGACAAGAAATTCGAGGACGATGAGGAAATCTATGGACAGATTTCCGATGATTACGATACTTACGAGGCAGAACTGGAGGGATTAAGAGGCAGGGAGAAATCGCTGTCAGATATGTTTGCGGCCGACCCTCGCAGTGCGCAGTTCCTAACCGATATGCACAACGGCAACGACCCCGTCCTCGGTCTTGTCCGCAACTTCGGCGTAGAAATCAAGGACGTTCTTGACGACCCCGAAATGCAGGATAGGATAGCCGAAGCAAACAAGGAGTATGTTGAGCGCATAGCCAACTCTAAGAAACTTGATGAAGAGTATGAGAAGAACATGGACAATACGCTTGATACTCTCCGTCAGTTCCAGGCCGAGCGAGGCATGAGCGATGAGCAGATTGACCAAGTTGTAGATTTTCTGCTCGGCGTAGTCCGTGACGGTGTTATGGGCAAATTCAGTACCGAAACTCTCAACATGGCCTGCAAGGCACTCAACTATGACGCAGATGTGGCGGCCGCCGGGGAAGAGGGCGAAGTGGCAGGACGCAACGCCAAGATAACCGAGAAACTGCGAAAGAGCAATAAAGGCGATGGCACAGCACCCCTCGGAGGCAAGAACGGACAAGGGCATTCAAGTTCACCTCAAAAGAATCAATCAATATTCGACCTCGCAGCAGAGGCTCAGTAAAATGCATCAACGAGTACGAGTAGTGAAAACTAAGCCCGAAAAACCATCAAAAGGTAGTGTCGGACTTGAAAGCCAGTGCATGGGTATGGTGACAACTGTCAGTGCAGTATCCAATGCTACTGGCGGGCTAAAAGCAGGTAACATAATATCCACATCAAATAAATAATCATTTAATTTCAAAAGACATGGCAGAAGAAATCAGCACTCAGAATGCTGTGGTAACAGGCGGAACGCCTGCCACCACTTCCCCCGGTCACGCCGGCTTACCTACGCAGGTTGCAGGCGAGGCAACGACCGTCAGCGCGGCCGCGACCGCTACTGGCGGTGTCGGAGCAGGCAATTTTATAGAAGTTGACATTGACAAAGAACTTTTCAAGTTTGAAAGCGATGATACGCCTCTCATGCAGCTTATGCTCAATGCTAAGAAAGTTCCGGTCAATTCACCCGAAATTCAACATTTCGCAATTGACCAAGCGCGTCCGAGCGTAGTTACCAACGCAACCGTTGGTGATGGAACAGGAAATGTTGCTGTTCTCCCTCTTGACAATGCAGACAAGAAGTTACTTCAGCCTTATGGCACAATTCTCGTCAAAGGAGTTGACGGTTATGCTTCGGACGGCAAAACCAAGACTCCGGGCAAAGACCTCATGCTTTTCATAACCGACCGCGACAAGGTTTCAGGTAATCCTATCGCTATCGCCGTCAACGGTCCCAAGAACGAAGCAACCGATGATTCTTGTCTTGTTCCCGAAATTCCGGCAGGTACAACGCTTGTTATTCTCGCTAACGCTATGTTCGAGACTCAGAAAGAAGTTCTTCCCGATTTCGTTGTGCCTTCTCCATCGCTTATTTATGCTCAGAAGCGTGGAATGAACAGCATCACATCGGACTACTTTGAGAGTGTTGCCAAACGTATTCCGTTCAGTAAGGCTCTCATCGCAGAGGCTCAGATTCGCAACTTCAAAACAAAGGGTAACCGCACCCTATGGGCCAGTCGCGCAAGCAAGTTCACGGTTGATACCGAGCTTGGCCAGCAGACAGTCTATACAACCGAGGGGGTCCGCTGGCAGATTAAACGTCACCTTGACCACAAAGGCAAGTGGACGTTTGAGGAGTTCATCAGCGTTGCCAAGATGATTTTTACCGGAGAAGATGTGCCAAAGTCTGTGGTGATGCTCTGTGGTAAAAACTTCCTTGAGAGCGTTCAGTGCATCGACTTTTCAAAACACCCCGAAGTACAGATTTCGGTAAAGACTAACAAACTCGGTTGGCAGGTAACAGCCATTCATACCGTATTCGGCGAGTTCGAGTTCAAACGCGAGCCGACTCTTGACTACCTCGGCTGGAGTAATAGCGCAGCTGTCATCGCTTATGATCGCCTTGTTCATTACGTTTACTCTTCTGAGCACAAAGACAGTGAACGAGTGGACGGACATGAGGCAAGCCGTGAGCATACAATCGTATGGGATGCTCTTGCTCTCAAAGGCTCTTGCCATATCTGGATTGACGGCGAGGGCGAGTGCTCGGCAGAAGGCGCAACGACTTACGCCCTTTGGGGCAGTGAGGAGGCTCCTGAAAGCCCGATTGAGGGTAAGGTCTATGTACTCGTCAGCGATTGTCCCGGAATTAATGCCAAGGCTGTCAGTGGCACAATGTGGCAATATGACAGCACTTCAAAGTCGTGGAAAGAGTACACGGGTGAAATTTTAGCTAACTAAAATACTACACAACCGAAATTCCTAAAACGGAGGGAAGCGGAGTGCAGCCCGCACATCCACTTCCCTCTTTCTAATAACTCTCAATTATGAATACGAAAAAGACTAAAACAACCTACGGCGTTTACAATCTCATAGAGTGGCACGCACGTCTGCGTATGGGTAAAGCCACTGTTAAAGTTGCATTCACAGGAGGCAGCATAACAACACAAGGTGTAACACCTGCCACATTCACTACTGAGAACCCCGTTATTCAGTTTGCTATTGAGAATAGTCCTGAATTTCATAACGGCAAAATAAAAGTCGTTAGACGTGTAAAACTTAATGGTGTTGTAGAAATCGAGTGCAACGTTCCAAAAGTTGCGCTTCCCATTCCGGCCCCTGCTCCTATCTCTACCGAGAGCGTGGACGCTCCAGTCAAGGAGGACGAGAACGCCCCCGACACGCAGGCCGACAATGAAGCCGAGGCAGAGGACAACGCCGAGACTGTTCCTGCGACAACGCAGGTAGAGTTCTCCTGCAACGATGATG